CGTATCGTATGAGTGTGTGTCCTGAGCGGTAGCCAATATAAAACCCAGCGATGAGATTCGCAATTGTATCCCGTAAATTGGTCAATACTGACCCACTTGGCATCCCGCCCTCCCGACCAACCAACTCAAGCTTCCAAGGCACTACAATAGGGACAGTATTCGCTATGGTAGCGAGTAGGTCGATTCTAGGTCTATCGGATTCAATAAACCATCCAGCTATTATTGAGTCAACCTCATGTAACAGCCCCGATGATAATGAGGCATCGAACCCTGAAAAATCCATTGATATAATCCGGCGTCCATTGGAAATGTTAAGTAGATCAGTAATCGCCTCATCTACAAATACATCTCCAAGCCAGGCGGAAAAGCCAGACTTCCGACGTAGGGCATCCAGCATTGGATACAATATGGTAGCACCTAAAATGGTCTCCGCATGGTCAAATCCCCACACCACCCGCTGCTTCGTCTCATTCGGACCAGCTTGCTGACCCCGCCAGTACAAGATGCAAGGATAAATATCATCTGGACTTTCAATCTGAGTCGCCCTATGCAGATAGTCATTGGCATACATCCTATCCCGAGTTACCCATGGTAACCCCATAGATGTGTCCTTTGGCATCAAATCATAGGCCGTAGAGTATGAAGCAGAGCGTAGACTACTCAATGGAAGAATAGATGCAACAGCATTCACTGCGGTCCGCAGCACAGTGGAATTTGGATCAAAGTGCTGTTTTCCATACTTCAGAACGTCTTCCTCACGGTCAACATAGGGAAGCATGATTGATAAAGGGCCCAATTTTGATCTTTCATGAGCATCTATTTCTTCAAGCTCTTTGTACGCCGTGTGACCGATCGCTGCCTCCATTCTTTCCGCAACTTCTTCACGCGGTTGAGAATTAGCGAAAGGAGTGCGTAAATCGACACTGCGACCATGCTCAGTAGTCCACAAACTTCGGGCAAGTCGCTCAAGACCTTCCTCAGGGACTCGAGGAAGGACGAATCTGAGCTGTTGGACCCGAGCATCTAATGAACTCCTTTGCTCCATG